CAATAGAACAACAGACGTACCACCTAATCCTTTTGCAAATACAAAAAGCATACTATTAGATGGTGTTGATGATGAAGTCAGTATGCCATTCACAAGCACAAGTACTACAGGTTCGATAAGTGTATGGATAAAACCAACAGATTACACTACAGGTAGTCAAGCTATCTGCATATATACAAGTGGTGGGTATCGTGATTATATAATGTTACATAGTCAAAACACAGGTGGTTTAAGGGTAGTTAGTGCAGACAACGGAAGTACACGTTGGGATATAAGGACAAATACAGGCCATTTAACTAATGGTGTATGGACTCATATATGTTTTGTATTTAACGGAACGGGTGGTTCTTTCTATGTAAATGGTAATTTAGTTACCTCAACTTATTTTAATACAACTAATACGTCTTGGTGGTGGGATGATTTAATACCTACAAATCAAAGATTTGGAGTGTTTAGAGTTAACGGTTATTCGACATCATTAAGATACAATGGAAATATAGAAGAGCAATCGGTGTTTACGTCTGCTTTGTCTTCAACAGAAGTAAGTGCAATATACAACAACGGACTACCAACAGACCTCTCTTCTGAATCTAATATTCTTGCTTGGTATAGATGTGGAGACGGAGATACTGCGCCAACACTAACAGATAATATTGGAAGTAATGACGGAACAATGACAAACTTTACAACTTTTAGCACAGATGTGCCAACATAAAAACGAATAAAAAAATGAGTACAAGAATAGCAGACACTTACGCAATTATAAACATTGCAGATTTACCAAACATTGACTTTAGTCAAGTAGGCGAAACGGATCAAGATACAATTCGAAAGTCATTAGATGATTCGCAGTTTGTAATTAAGTACAATGATGAACCTTCATTCATTGCTGATGGATCTGTGGTTCCATTGCAAACTTTAACACATAGCCAGGCCCTAACTTTAATGAGTAGTGCCGAATGGTCAGAACCAATACCAGAAGAGATATGAATCTAAGGAACAACTTATATAATCAAAAAGGAGCATTCGAGCTCAAGGATATAGACACTCAGAAGAGAGAGGTCTCAATCTATCTGTCAAAGTTTGACACAATGGACTCAGACTATGATATCATCAAGAAGGGTGCATTTAGTAAGTCGATCAAAGAACGTGGGCCAGAATCAACGTCAAATAGAAAGATTGCTTTCTTGAGACATCATGATTGGGAGAAACAGATCGGAAAGTTCTTGAGACTTGAAGAGGATGCCTTTGGATTGTTTGCAGTCGGTCAACTTGGTCGATCTACAGATGGTGAGGATGCATACAGAGATTATGAGGATGGAATAATCAAGGAGCATTCCATCGGTTTCCAATACATAAAAGACAAAGCGAAATACATAGAAGACAAGAATCTTGAGTCTGGTGGATTCTATGAGATCAGCGAAATAAAACTATTCGAAGGATCTGCAGTGACCTTCGGATCAAATGAGTTCACTCCAGTAGTCGATGTCAAAGGAGAACAAAAGACTGACTATATAGAGAAACTCACAAGAGAATTGAATGTCTGCATCAAGGCACTATCCAATGGGAAAGGAACTGATGAGAGACTTCATGGAATCGAAATGAAAGTCAAACACTTGACGAGTCAATTGGTACTACTTGCTGGACAAGAGTCGGAGATCATCCACTCTATTCCAAGTGAGCCAGTCATAGTCGATGAGTTTAAGTGGGACAACGTTATCGATTCACTGACACAAAAAGCAGAGACCTATTCTGACTATCCAAAGAAGGCCAAAGACAATGCGAAAAGAGGCATTCGGCTTAATGAGGAAGTAGGGAATAAGTGCGCAACTCAAACTGGAAAGTTGAGAGGAAACCAAATAAGCACTGGCGCAAGTTTGAGTCTGGATGTGATAAAGAGGACTTACTCCTTTTTATCAAGAGCCAGGACATACTACAAACCATCTGATGAGAAAGCGTGTGGTACTATCTCATATCTACTCTGGGGAGGTGATGCAATGCTGAACTATTGTGAAAGAAAACTTGATCAATTAGAGGATCAATAAATTGAATTATTAATTTTTAAACTTAGAAAACGTGGAAAACACAAATCTAACAACTGAAGAAGTCATCTCAAAATTAGATGGCCTATTCACAGAAAAGATGCAGAATGTCCCAACACAAGAGGATGTCGCTGGTCTAAAAAGTGAGCTCGATTCACTTAAAGGTCTTGAAGAGAAATCTCAAGAGATCGAGAAAGCAATCGCAAAATTCGAAGGTCGAATAGAAGCAATGTCTGAGAAGGCAATAACTCCAAAGGTCGAAAGATTATCAATCGGTCAATCTTTGTTCAAGTCTTACGCTGAAAACATTGAAGCGATTAAGGATGCAGTGGAGAAAGGTGGAAAGTTAAATCTTGATGTGAAAACTACAACGATTACAGCTGACTACACTGGTGACTACGCATTGACTGACTTTGATACAGAAGTAGATCGATCTGTAAGAAACAGATATGGAATCCTTGAGAACGTAAACACTGGAGCAACATCTGGTAAATTCGTTACTTATGTACAACAAACTGCAACATCTGGAACTGGATGGACTGCAGAAGGTGGTGCAAAAACAGAAGGAGATCCAACATGGTCTGAGATTTCTGAAGAGGTTAAGAAAATCGCATCTTATGTGAAGGTTTCAAAAGAGATGTTGGAAGACCTTTCTTTCATTCGTGCTGAGATCGACAACGATCTAATGGAGCAAGTGAGAGTAGGAATCGAACAAGCATTATTGACTGGAACTGGTGCTGGTAACCAAATCAAAGGTTTAATTGATGCGTCAATGGGACTACCTGGCTACAATGGAAACTTTGATGACTTAGTTCAAGATGCAAACATCAGTGACTTGTTAAGAGTGGCTAAAGCACAAATAGAAGCGTCTAACTTTACACCGACTCACGTTGTATTGAATCCAGAGGATATTGCTAAACTTCAATTGACAAAGGCATCTGATGGAGCATATACTTATCCGATGTTCTTACCAGTTCAATCTGGAGATGGTGAGATGATCATTGCTGGAATGAGAGTAATCTCTTCAACATTTATGCCAGTAGGAGATTATCTTGTAGGTGATATGTCAAGAGTGAATGTAAGATTCAGAAACAACATTGCAATGTCTGTAGGTTTAGATCAAGATGATTTCACAAAGAACATGGTTACAATCTTAGCAGAGGCGAGACTTGTATCATATGTGAAGAACAATCAAAAACCAGCATTTGTATATGGTGACATCGCTACAGATTTAGCGTTAATCTTAAAGCCATAATAAATTAAAGGAGGCACGAAATGGAAAAGAAAACGAGAACAACCAAATCTGAGAGACAAGAGGCCAGGAAGGACAAACGATCTGATCGCAAAGAATCCAGGCTTGAACGTAAAGAAGAAAAGAAGTCAAGAAAGAAGAAAGAACTTGACATTGATATCGACACCAAGAGAGTGGACATAAGCATCGATAGAGACCAAGAAGGCAACCTTGACATCGAATGGGATGGAAAGCACGTTGATGGTAAATACTCAAAGAGTAAAGATGGAAAGGTCAAGATTGAGGTAGAGATCAATGATGACGAGCTCTACATCTTTGAAGGCAATGGTAACAATCGAAGACTTCCAAAAGGTGCGATCTGGAAACTGACTGGATCAGTAATTAAAGGATTCCTCAAAAGAGGATGGGGACAACTAAAAAAATAAAAGAATGCTACTGACAACAGATGACTTCATAAACAAGTGGGAACTTTCCACTGGAATGTACGACACAAACAAGATCACTTCATACATCGCAAAGTACGAAGAGAAGTATCTTGTGCATCTATTGGGTGCAAAATTGTACGATGAGTTCATTGCTGATCTGTCGATGAATGTTCCAAAGAGTCCAAACTTTATCAAGATATTCAATCCATTTAATATGGATCTAAACACTCTTACACCATTCTATGGTACTGGTGCAACATTCGGACATGGTCTGAATCGCATACTTGAGAGTGATGGTATACTTGATATGTTGAAGGGTTTTATATATTGGGAATATGCGAGAGATCTTCTGAATCAACAGACTCCATATGGAGGTGTGAAACAGATGTCAGAGAATAGTATTGTAGTTGACACTCCTCATTCTCTTATGTGGGAGAGATATAATGAAGCCATTAAAACATACCAGGCCATTCAAGAGTACATATATATTAATCAGAGTCCTTCATTGGGCCAGATTGTATCTTATAACTTAAATGATGGTACTGGATATGTTGATGGTGATGCTAACTTGATAGGTGGATCTGGAACTGGAGGAGTGGCTACTTTGACCACTTCATCTGGTAGTGGACACATCACACATTTGACCATTAAGTCTGCTGGTGCAGATTATCAGATCGGTGATGTGCTACAGATCGAGGGAGGCAATAGTGATGCATCGATAACTTTGACATATGTCGGAGTGGGAGATTTTAGTAAATGGAATGGAACTGAGAAAATAACTGCATACTGGATATGACAACTGAAATCACAAATGTAGTCAGAACACTAGTCTCACAAATAGACAATTCTGTTGTGGGCGAATACAACTCTGTAGATGGCCGAACTTATATCTGTGACACCAAGTGGATCAGAGTGGGAAAGAAAGTCACTGATGAGTCTGACAATGTTTACACGATCACAGAGGTCGTACCAGATGAGTATATAAACGTTGAGCCATTGCTGGTAAGTAATCCTCCATTAGATGGTACGATATACATCCCAGCACCATTCTATATCTCCGGAACAAAGATGGCCACAAATAGAGAATGGACAATCTCTACAAGTAAAATGTCCGAGAAGACACCACTTGCCTGGCTATTGGAAATGATAAGAATGACCAAGAGAGGGAGAGAGAGTGCAATTGATTTTGAGAGTGAGATACGAATGTTCTTTCTTGATGAGACTGATATACGAAACTATTATACGTCTGACCACAGAGACAATGTTGTCTTTCCTATGGAGAGACTTGCAAAGGCTTTTATGGAAAGCATAAGAGAAGATCGTAGTTTTCAGACCATCGAGGAATATGAATTGATCACATTCAGCAGATTTGGAGTAGAGACAGATCGTGGAATGTTTGAGAACATCCTTGATGCAAATCTCTCTGGAGTTGAGCTCAGAGTCAACTTAGTAAAATATAAACAGAATTGTAAATGTTAATACAATTCACAATACTTTAAAAATATGTCATTAGGATGTAATTGTGATATGGGGCTCTCCAACGTCGGTTTGCCTTCATGCTTGCCGATTCAATCGGTAACAAGCACGTTAATAATGGTTCCTTTGAAGTCTAATGCTGGAGTAGATAATGCAATCGATTTATCGGTAGCCGTTCCAACATGGTCAACATTGGTCAACCAAAGTGATGAGAGCCAGAGATGGTTTCCATTACCTCAGTTCGAAAATGTCGAACTACCAAAAGCAGACTCTCAATTTGAGGAAGCAAACTCTGGAAGAAAAGTATTCCTTCGTCAAGGAGTTCGTTCTTTTGCTGGAGAGTTATGGGCAGATGATTCATCGCCTACATTATTGAGCAAACTACAGAACAATCGTTGTGTTGAGTTTGGAGTTTACATCGTTGATGTAAATGGTAACTTAGTCGGATCTAAAGTGGGAGACAAATTGTATCCTATCGCAGTGGACAATCCATCGTTTGATCCAAAGTATATGTTTGCTACTGATTCAACTTGTAGCAAGATCATGATCGGATTTGACTTTGATCGTTTGTTCGATGAGGGTACAATGTACATGGTCACTCCAGAAGAGGCTGGTATCAACTTCAACGATCTTGATGGATTGATTGATGTAAACTTCGCAGACTTGACTCAAGTGGCTAACACTTCAGTAACGTTCAACGCAGAGTTTGATTATGGTACTGCATACAATCCAATCAAATTGAAGGGACTTGTAGCATCAGATTTCGAATTGTACAACAATACGACTTCAAGTTCTGAGACAATAGCATCAGCGAGTGAGAACCTTCCACTTGAAGGTAACTATACGGTGAACTTTGCTTTTGTTTCTGCTGAGAGTTACACACTTTCAATAAGTAAAGACGGATACGATGGTGAAGTGACTTTCACTGCATCATAATATTGTTTGATGGTTAATTGATAGGGAGTGGTTTCGGCCACTCCTATATCAATAAAAGGATTGAAATGGGATTTGATATCATGCAGACAGAACTTGGTTTGACATTAAAAAGATTTGTCAGAGTTCTCGATCATAAAAAAATCTGGTTAAGAGTTTTTAAAAAAAAGCAATTAAATACTTTTATCCTTGACATGATCAAACAAGATCAATTGTTTGACAAAGGTATCGATGAGGATGGAGATGTGATCGGAACATACTCCGAGTTTACTGAAGCACTAAATCCAGAGAAAGTGGCTGGTTCACATTACACACTTAAAGACACTGGAGATTTCTTTGATTCTTTTTATATCGATGTCTTTCCTACATACTTTGAAATCAATGCCAATCCAATCAAAACAAATCAAGATGGAGACACAGAAAATCTATTCTATAAATATGGTGAGGGAATTATGGGACTCACTACGGAGTCGATGGACAAACTCTCAAGAGAAGTCCTCAGACTCTATGAAATCGAAGTCAGAAGACTCCTCCAAATTTGAGGGGTACTATACAAGTATCGAGGTGCTACCACTACACAACTGGATTAAATGTTCAGAAGGTGAACTCACATATTGCCGAATAGATAGCCAGGCTGGATCAGAAGACGTTGATCACCAAGTCTGGGACATCATCTACGATGACTACATAAACAAACATGGACTCAATAAGATGTATGAAAAGATGTTGAATACCATGATAAAAAAAGCAAACGCAGAGCTCGACTTCTGTATTACTGGAAACAGAATAAAGTTGACAGAGGCAGAGATTCAAGAGACTAAACTTGAAACAATGCTCTCAAACAAAGGATCTGGAATGACTATAAGTCAGACCTTGATTCACCTCAGTAAATGGATCGGTCACTGGCTGAATCCTAAAAACGTTACCACCCAAGAATACTTTAATCTCTTGGGTGAATTTGAGAAACATAACAAACCACAAAGCAATGGCGAAAAAAATAAGTAGTTCGGACATATTTGATAAAGAAGATATCTTTATAGGTATACGAGACTCGGCCCAGAAGACCATAACCATGATGAACAATCTCCAGAAGGAGGTCATGGAGACTGCGAATGCATTAAAAAAATCTATCGGTGGAGCAAAGTTTGACTCTGCTAAGGCCATCAAGAACGTTGTGGATGTCACCTCAAAGGCAAACAAACTAAAAAAAGAATCGATCCAGATTGACAAACTCAAGAAGGATGCAATGATCAAGGAGGCGAAGGCACTTCAAGAACTTGAAAAGATAGAACAACAGAAACTCAAGACTCAGTCTCAACAGATGCGAAATGATAAGCAACAGAGACAAGAAAAGGAGAGACTTCAAAAGATAAACGATAAAGCCATTAAAACTGCAAAGGATGAATCTGATGCATACAAAAAACTGGTTAAGAACACGAGAGATCTAAAGAATGAATCCAAGAGACTTGGTGCTGAATTGTTAGCACTGGAACAATCTGGAAAGAAAAACACAAAGGCTTATAAAGATTTAAGCAAACAATATCAAAAGGTCACTGCATCTGCCCAAAAAGGAGATAAGGCACTTAAAAAGATTGACAAGTCTGTCGGTGACAACTTCAGAAACGTTGGTAATTACACCAGTGCATTGGGCAAACTTCAAGGAGGATTTGCAAAACTTGGCCTCGCCTTTGGTGGTATTCGAATGATCACGAGCATATTCAAAAACTTTCTGGGAACTTTCACTGGATTTAGTAAGGAGCTCAGTGGACTTCAAGCAATACTTGGAGCATCTGCAAGTGACATGGGACTATTGTCTGATCAAGCAAAAGAACTCGGTGCAAGTACACAATTCACTGCAAAGGAAGTTTTACAATTACAGACTGAACTCGCAAAGTTAGGATTTACAACAAAGGAGATACAACAATCGACAGAAGCAACATTGAACCTGGCCTCATCTTTAGATGTGGGACTGGCTGATGCATCACAATTGGCTGGATCTACGTTGAGAGCATTTGGCTTAGAAACACAAGAGACTTCCAGAGTCGTTGATGTTCTTGCAAAAAGTTCGTCAAAGTCTGCACTTGGTTTTGAATCATTGAAAGAATCCTTGAAACTTGTTGCACCAACAAGTAAAGCAATGGGTGTAAGTTTAGAGGATACAACTGCAATGCTCGGTGTACTTGCTGACAATGGATTAAAAGGATCAATTGCTGGAACTGGACTATCTAAAACATTTATAATGTTGAACAAGGCTGGAGTTCCATTGAATGAGGCACTTGATCAAGTGGCTAATAGTAGTAATCAATTGAATACTGCAATAGACTTGGTGGGAGTAGTTGGTGCAAAGTCTCTTTTAACATTGGCAAATAATTCTAAAAAGATTGATGTCTTGGCCGATTCATTAGAGAATGCCGAAGGTAGTGCGAAGAAACTTGCTGAGACAAGACTTGACAACTTGGCTGGAGATACAACAAAATTAGGATCTGCATGGGAAGGATTTTTGTTGTCAATTGAGGACGGTGAAGGTATGTTCAACGGATTATTGAGAGGTATTATCCAGGCCACAACAGCACTTCTTGGATTCTTAACACCTACAAAAAGTATCACAGAAGCATTGGAAGATGAACGAACTGAGTTATTTCTTGTAGAATCAGAACTGAATAACGTGAATACAACACAAGAAAGAAGAAACGAAATAATCACAACACTACAAGAAAAATATCCAGACTATCTGGGCAATCTTGATGCTGATAAAGTAACAAATGAGGAACTTTCAGAAGCCATTGATAAGGTTAACAAATCACTTGTTAATAAAATAATATTACAAGAGAAAGAAGAGGAGATACTGGAACAAGCCGAAGATACTGCAGATGCAGTTAAAGAACGTATAGAACAAGAGACTCTCGCATTGGAAGAGATGGCCAAAATTAGAAAGAAATTATCTGATCAAGGTCGTACTTTTGCAAAGGTAAAGGGGACAATAACACAACAAACCATTCATTTAATAAATGAACTAAACAAAGAACGTGATGCGAATGCAAAACTTCATCGACAAGGTAAGAAAACGCTTAGTGATAACAGATTGCTTCAAAGGTCTGTTGATAATCTTATATTAAGACGTAATAAACTATTTCAAGCCAATCGTATTGTGAGAGAAGAGGAAGCCAAAGGGAATGCATTGTATTCAGAACAGAATCTTATAATGGAAAGACTTGGTATGAATACCAAAAAAGTGACAAAAGAAACCGAAGGCCTATCAGAGGAAACGACAGAATCAACAAAAGTCACAAAGGCAAAAGTTCAAAGTCTCAAAGAATACAAAGAAGGCACTGACAAAGTAATTGCTTCGGTAAAGGCATTAAAAGAACAAGAAGAGAAAAGAAGAAAAACTGAGCAAAAAGATGTAATATCTGGAGAGATAATGAATGCAGTAAAAACTGCACGAGAGACTGGTGAGGCCAGAGTGGAAGTCATCGAGGATATGATGTCATTGGAAGCAAAAAAACAAATTGAATTCTTAGAAAAACAGAGAGACGATGAGATCGCATTCAATCAGATTGAATTGACAAGAAAACAAACTGCAAGATCTGAAGAGCTCGACAAAGAATACGAAACAAAATTGAGAAAAATCAATGAATCTAAGTCTACAGAAAAGGAGGCAGAAAGAACAAAACTGAGAGAGATATATGACGATAGACTTGAACAATTGGAATACTTAAATGGTATTGAACAAGTAGAATTGAGAGCATCTGAAGATGTTAAAAATGGACTTCTTCAAGAATCTACGGATAAAGTTCTAAGAACAACTACCAATCAAATAAATTCGTACAATGACAAGATTAATGAGGCACTTGAACAATATGCTGAAGAGCAAACAAAAACGAATCAAAAGTTAGCAAAGGAACAATTAGAAAAAACTAAAAAAACTCAACAGACACTTAGGGAATTAGTCAAGTCTTCCTCTGATTACTTTGTCAAACAATCACAAAGACGAATTGATGTAATAGACGAAGAGATTCAGAAACAACAAGAGAAATATGATGAGTTTAGACAACTGGCTATCGAAGGCAATATAGATGCAAAAGAAAGTTTGGCTGTACAACAGAAGATCATAAACGAAGCGAACAAAAAGAAACTTGAAGAGGAGAAAAGACAACAAAGAATTAGACTTGCTGAATCTGTATTCAATACTTACTCCAGCAAAGTGGAAGCAAACTCTCCGAATCCACTGGCAGAGACGATCAGAGACACCTCTCTATTGTTGCAATTCATAAACTCAATACCAGCATTTTTTGATGGTACAGAAGACACTGGATCATATGGTCAAGGTGTAGATGGTCGAGGTGGTTTCCATGCAGTCCTTCATCCCAATGAGAGAGTAGTTCCAAAGTCATTGAATCAACAGATAGGAGACTTAACGAATGAGGAACTGACTAAGATTGCAGTGGACTATAAGAATGGTCGAGTGGTCGAAGGTGCGACACAAATGACCTCATCAATGGATCTGGCTATCTTAGTGAATGAATTGACTGACATCAAGAAAACTATTGAGAATAAACCAGAGACAAACATTGAACTTGGTGAGATCACTCAGTCAATGATGGAGGTCGTAAAGTCCACAAGAAAAGGCAACACGATTGTTTACAACAGATACAAAATAAAAAAGTAAATGAGACACTTTATAAATGGGATAGAGATTGCACCAAAGAACTTGACAGAGATCGGAGTGGTATCGACATTCACTGATGATCCAGATATTCTATCTCTATCAGTGGACTCTGTTATTCTACCAAGAGAGGGAAAGGATATCGTTCAGAACCATATTCAGAACGTTGGACTCTTTGAGGGTATCCCTTACTCCGTACAGATGAATGATGGTGTGACTATTGAATACTATATTGATCTACTTGATGGAGTTAAAGTGAGACAACATGAGATTGAAGTCAACCTCAAGAAAAGAAAGTCCAAAGACAATTTTTTTGAGAGAGCTCGTGGATCATCCTTTGACTTATTGAAGGAGAAAGGTGTGCAGTTTACGAGTCATGACGTACCATACTTTGTGATTAAAGACAATCAGTTTGAGACTTCTTTACAACTTGCAATCATGACCTATATTATTGGTGATGCTTTGTATAGCCAGGCTCTCGCCACTGCAACTGCAATTAACAATCTTGTGGAAGTATCCTCCCCAATCTTTGGACTTGCATCTCCTCCATTTGTAGGTATCACAATATCATACAATGTTGCTGGTATCATTGTGGCCTCTCTAAATGTAGTATTACAATTGATTTACTATGGTCTTTTAATTATTTTGTTGATTGATCTTGCAACTCAATTGATACTCACAATAATGCCTCCAAAGAGGAAACTAAAAGGAACATATGTGAGAGAGATCATGGAGAAATGTTGTGCATACTTTGGATATACATTTGCCTCAGATCTTTTGGATGCACATCCATACTGGGCAATCGTACCAGTGCCATTGATCAAGGATCGTAAATCTTTGTGGGACATTCTACCAGATGAGATTTTTCCAGTATTTAATTCAGAAGTACCATCATCATCAGATACTACACCAACGATCATGACGTTCATAGAGGGACTTGAGACGATGTTTAACGCCAGAACTATTGTCAGAGATAGTGAGGTAAGACTTGAGAGAAGAGACTGGCTACAAGAACAAACTTCTTTACAATTAGAACCAGCACTAAACTTGCAAAGTGAGAGAGATGATGAGTTCTCTTATAATACTGAAGAGACATGGAAGAGATATTATATACACTATCAAACAGACTTTCAAGATCTTCATACTGCAGATGGTAACACCTATGATAAGAGTGACACAGAACTATCAACAGAAGAAACTTTCCCAGTCACTAATGATGATCTGGTGACGATTAAAGGACTCAATGATGTAAACATTCCTTTTGCACTCGGATCAAGAAAGGACAAACTTAACTGGCTTGAAAAATCTGCAAAGAATGTTCTCGGAATAATAGACACATTGACTGGAATCTTTGGAGGTGGTACAAACTTTGAGGCACAAATAGACTCAAGAAAAGATTGTCTCCAGATATCACAACAATACTTCGGAGTCACGAAAATGATCTATGGACAAAGTGGTGCAGTAAAGCCAGGAGAGATCATTCAAACTGAGTCTGATTTCAACAACATTGTAAGTGCAAAAAGTCTCTGGGACAAGTATCACTATATCAATGCAATACAAAACAACGACTATATCATTCGAGAAAATGTACGCATTCGGATATCGTCTTCAAATTTCGTATCTTTGTTAGGCAATAATTATGCACTAATCGATGGTAAACTTTGTGAGATTTTAAGACTTGAGTGGATTGATGAAAAATCATTCGCACAAATATCATATAAAGAACCATTTGACTGGGCAGATGGTAAAGTTCAAACCATTGTAATAAACGAATAATGCAAGACTTCAAACATATAGGAAGAGAGCTCAAGAAAAACATCGAACAGATGAAGACCTTGACTGATGATCTACTTCAAAAAGCACAAGAGAAAGAACCAGAGAAAGTGGCTGAGATCATGAAGGCAAACTCAGAAGTATTGAAAGCAATCAAGAACAAAGATGTTCAAGTATTAACAGAATTATACAAGAAATATGCCGATAATAGTCACTAATCAAGGTTTCCAAGATATGTTCGGAACGACAAGATCGTATCTGAAGAGCAATGTCGGTGACATACAAACTGCATCAATCGACATCAAGGAAGAGATATCTGTAACTTCTGGAAATGGTATCACAATCACGAACAATGCATCTTCAAACATTATCACCTGGCTGGGTGGAGACTTTGAAGAGGAAGGGTTCAGAGCAACCGACTCTGTGATTCTAACAATATACAACGTCAATACTGGTGCAGTAACATCGACAACAACAACCACAATCGATTATGTGATCGGTGATACTATGAAGGTGGCCTCAACATCATCGACATGGTACACACTACCAGATGAGGTGGTTTCTATTGTTACTTTAAGAGCAAGAGAATCCATGACATTGAATGTCAACATGGTGGCCAATGGATCTGCTGGATCAGAATTCTCGACAATTGATGGTGAGGTCACTCGTTTTAATTTTGATCTGACTGGAGGTGGGACATCCTTCACTGGAGTTCAGATCGGTAACAAGTCTGGATCATATGATGTCACTGCGACAATGAATCTCACACCGAATCCAGGCTCTTCAATTAGAGACTACACTCTTCGAATTAGTTTCACACAAGTAGGACTATATAATTCTAATCTATTTGACTTTAATAATTGCGTCAAATTATATGCTGGAATGTCATGGTCAAGTTTGTCTGGGGAACCTTTCGGACAGACAATGGATGTATTCAATGATGATGCAGATACTGGATGGTTTAATCAAGGTTTTAATTCATCTGTAATAGATGCCACTCTTGTGCAAAGTATTGGATCATTAGCGTACGACTCAGTCACTACTGGTCAGTTTGTTATTGATTCAGCATCTAATGATTATGCAGTGGGATCAGCATATATTAGTGGATCAGATTCATACTATAAGGTACAACCACAATCTCAGACAAATCTGACAATGTTAGTACCATCAAGTTTACCTATCTCTGGAGTACCAAATCAATCGGCACTCAATCCAGATGGTGCTGGATATACAATTCAGATCACAAACATTGCAACCGTTGGAACGATCAGAACAATAGACTTTACATTCACACCGAATACTGCATTTACTACGTTCATGACAAACAGAACGGAGGGAGACAGAACTTTCTATGTTTGGATGAAGTTCGGCAATGTCAATGTCCTGGCTTTTAGTGGTCAATTATCGTCTGCTCCAGTGGTCGCTGGTACAATCAACATGAATGCGACAAACTACATTGATCATGGACAGAACACAACTTCTGATCAAGACACAAGTCTATCTGTTACTGGTTACTCTGGGAACGTTGAGGATGACTTTGGATTTGTTGCGAAATGGTTATGGATTAAGAAGGCCATTGTCACATATGTCAGAGTGGGAATCGAAGCATACAATTCTGTGACAGAAGAGTCATTCACATTGCAACAAAGTAATTTCAGTCTAAACAATATACCTCAGACTGGCCCATTGGATGCATATGTATTGAATCTGAATGCACCAATAAACACCGAGCTCCCAACGACATCAAATAAAATTGAGGCAATATTGATCAATGACAACTCAATTAACACACCGACAGAGTACGGAGTGAGATTGTACTATCCTTATCTATATAATTGGAGATACTGGATCGCACAAGCAAACGCAGATGGTGACTTCTATCCAGATCAACAAACTCAGAACTGGGTTCCATATGGTACGACTGGAACATGGGGACTCAGAACATTTGTCGAGTACAATCTTAATGGATCAGCATATCGATACACTGATGATCTTACGATCTTAGATTATGATTCCGATGCGAACATTGTTCAAGATATTCAACTTAAAAGAAATGATCCTTTAACAAATGTTAACGTTATCATTGAGGGAGAGATGATGCGAGTGGTAGCCACTCACACAATAACTTCTGGTACATGGAAACAAACAGATATCTGGGGAATGATCACGATAGAACCAACAGAGTCAAGTCCGAGATATATCAGTTCAACTGCAATAGATTACGATGGAGATCTATCCAATCCACTAACACCTTTAAGTGGTCTCAGATGTGATCTGACATTCCCTACCAGTGATGTTGCCAGACTTGAATGTTTCTTTGATCCTACAAAAATTAATTTAAACAATGGAGTCAAATTCACCACTAAGATCAAAGGGTGCATCTGGCCATAAATAGAATAATATGTGTGATTGTATAAAAGTAGAAATTCAAACAACGACAGAACCATCATCCACTATCTATCAACTTGAGAAAGGTGGTGATCTGAATGGTGAAAGTTGGTGGACATTTGAACATGATGGATTGACATATTATATCTGGTATAATGCTGGTTTTTGGTTTGTTACTGAAGTATTAGGAGATATTAGTGGTGCTTATCCAATATATTCAAGATACAACAGAGTGACAAGTTGTCCTCATGCAACATTGACTGGCAATCCAGCAACTGGATGGAATGACCTTTTAAGTATTTGGACAACATTTACAACCTCAGCACAAGATTGTCCTAATTGCGATCAGCAAGATAGAACAAAAGAATCATTTAACTCAATAAAATTACCTTCAGACTTTGTCGAGGATGCAAGAGGATTAAAAGAATGTTGTTGTGTTTATAAAGTCCTGGCTGATCCGAGCTCAGACACTTGGAAGAACGACAAGACATCGGCATGGTTAAAAGTCTCAGATCCTTCAGATACATTCAACTTCGTACTAAAAAAGAACGATGTTGTCACAACATACACACCGACATCTGTACCATTCCCAAATGAATCCGATGCGTACTATACAACCATCAACTGGATGGATGTTCTGACATCTGATGGAGTAGGGTGCTATGAGATAAAAATATCCTATTCAATTAGTGGGATCACTGGTGAATTGTCATGGGGTAAATATGATCTCGAACCATATTCGATACAGAATGCGTTAAACACTGCAAGAATCAGAGCAATATTCAACGGATATCAAGAAGAGGAAGGTATTGATTTCAGTGGATCAGATGTCGAGTCAACATTCAGATTTCATGGATACATTGGAAACAGACAACCAAATCAAGAGACAGACAATATCATATACAACAACCGAGAAATGAAGAGAGTGATCAGAGAGAACTTGAACTCATATGAGATCATTACAGATCCATCTGATGACTGCATTATAAGACCTCTGGTGGACACTTATCTACTGAGTGAGAATCAACTCTTCATATCAGATTACAATGCCCACAATCCTTCCTATAGATACCAAGATCTTCCAGTGATAGTCTCAGAGAGTCCATCATTAGAATACTTTGATTTTAGTCGAAAGGTCAAACTCACTTGTATTGTATCTGATAAATTTAAAAACAAACGAACATACTACAAATAAGATGAAAGGACTTGAACAATTTACAGACCTCCTGGCTATGGCTATAGGAATGACTGGAGCCTTAATGAAGGGACTAAAAAAGAGAATGAAAATGCAATCTATTTTGATTGCTTGTGTGGTGGCTGGAATACTTTCCTTCTCACTTATTGGAGTTATAGAATTGTTCTATAATGACCTTACTCCCAGACTGACTATTTTGGTGGCCTTTGTGGTCGGATGGTTAGCAAATGAAATCACAGAAAAGATTGATCTTATCTTTGATGATGTTTGGGAATACATCGAGAGAGTAATAAAAAAACGTTTAAAATGAATGAAGATATCACATACACAGAGATGATTCATGTCGATACAAACATCGATGGAAGACATACAATAATCGACACCATTATCAAACAAGATACATTGATCATTGAGAAGGTGACTTTTGACAAAGAGATCCAGATCATTGAGAAGTTAATCAACAGACCAGACTTCGGTAAGAGTGCAGTCAGTATCTTGATCATGATCTTTGTGATCGTATCTGTATGGAAGAAATGGAATTGTAAACCACAGAAATAATGGTCAGAAAGTATACAGACAAGGAACTACTTGATAGAGTTAAAAGCCTGGAGTCATTCAAAGGATATCCGAAAGGTCGCTGGATCATTGGAGTAAGATCAAAGGATGATTTGATCAATAAGTTTGATGATAAGTTCTACATATATGAGGGAACAAAGTTCATCGATGTAATGACTGGAACGACTCATCCTGGCCTAACAATTTTAAAAGGTGGATTTAAGAAGTTTAATTCTAAAGGATCGGCAATTCTTAAGTCAGATATGTGGTATCACAATGTCTGGATGTATGGACTACATCGTGGCCGAATGCCTTCACTCAAACAACTGGGATCTCAAGTCATGGTGTACAGAGATGGAGACATGGATGGAAAGTCTGAAGAGCTCGGTAAGGCATACATGGGATGGTATGGTATAAACTTTCACTCGAACACATATGACTTCAGTAAAAAGAATGTACAAGTACATAGAGAAGACATCAACTCATGGTCTGCTGGATGTCAAGTCGTAAACCAGAGATCGAAATACATCAAACTAATGAGATGGTTTGAGGATGCAAAAAATCGAGGATCTCAAAAATTTGTATCATATTGTTTAATTAAAGAATTTTAAATGAAATTATCAAGATCGTCAAAGAACGTACATCAATTAGATATTGATGGAGACTCGTTACAACTCGCAGTCATAGGAGATATACATTGGGACAATCCAAAATGTGACCGAGAGAAACTCAAGAAAGATCTTGATTATTGCCTTGAGAACAACATTCCAATTCTTGGAATCGGTGACTGGATGTGCATCATGCAAGGTCGAGGAGATCGCAGAGGAAACAAATCCGATGTAAGACCAGAACACAACAATGCAAGGTACTTCGATTCAATAGTAGAGACAATGGTCGAATACTTTTCACCATATGCTCATCTCATTCAAGTGGTCGGATACGGAAATCATGAGACTGCGATCATAAAATTCCAAGAGACAGACCTCTTGTCCAGATTTGTCGATCTTATGAATTACAAGAACGGAAGCCAAATTCAACTTGGTGGTTATGGTGGCTGGTTTTGTGTTCGTATGAAGAGAAAAGGAAGCAACTCAATAGCCAATTTTAAGATCAAGTATTTTCATGGATCTGGTGGAGGTGGGCCAGTGACTCAAGGAGCAATTAATTTGACAAGAGCATTGGGTAAAATGGAAGGAGCAGATGTTTATTGTATGGGACACATTCATGAAAACTCTTCCAGAGTAAATGTGAGAGAGACCTTGAGAAACTCGAAAACTGGATTCGAGATCGTACATCAAGAGGTTCATATGATGGTCTGTGGATGCTATAAAGAGGAGTGGAATGGTGGTCATTCTGGTTGGCACGTTGAACGAGGTGCTGGAATAAAACCTATCGGAGCTCGTATTCTTAACCTAAAATTAGAGAGACAACAGAAGAATGGTAGAGATGCAATTCTTAAAAAAGTCGATTCTTACAGATTCCCATAAAACGCATTTTAAAGCGATTTAAGACACTTTAGCACCTCTCTGGTATACTACTATCAAAAATTAAAGTTATGAAGAAATCCTTTAAACATAAGGGATACAGAAGGGTTAATCAAAAAACGTGATTAAAATCTAATCAAAACACATTTGTAAAAAAAATTTTGCCTCTGTATCCCAGTGCTGGTGGGACTTTCAGAAAAAAGTTATATTTTTTTTGACTATTTATTAGGTTATATCAAATTAAAGTTATTATATTTGTAGTGTCACTAACGACAACACAACAAAAAAAAATAAAATGAAAAACACAAAATTAACAATCGGAACAAAAGTAAGCTACAACAAAGTAAGTTTAAAGAACGGAGAGACTACAAGTCTTGAGTCAGTAGTAAAAGGTTTTTTAAGTTACGGATCACTTCACTATGTATGCCTCGAGAACGGAGATAAAATGTTCAAAGAAGCATTGACTATTAAACAAGACAACTCGGATAGAATCAAACAACTTGAGGATAGACTATTCAGACTAAGAGCAAACGGAAGACACCTTCAAAATAGTATCACTATCAACGCCACAGAAGAACTACTCAAAGAGTTAAGATAATAAGTAACACGATAAAGGGAGGATCTCTCCTCCCTTTTAAAATCAACACAATGAAAAACCTATTTACAATCACAGAACTCGAAAGAGACACAACAGAAGAGATGATCACATTCACTCTCGAAGTCAAAGACAAGCCAGGTTTGATTCAAGGTCAAATTAAGTACGAACTTAAAAAAGGTACAGAGACAGAGCTCAGTTCTTTTAGTGGCCTTAATGACTCACATGGATACACAGATTTCACAACCTTTGACTTGATCCTTGATGCCGAGACTATGAAGTTCTATTGTGAGATCTTCGATCATTATCTGGGTATCGACAGAATTATGAACAAAGCAATCAAGCAGACCATAATTGATGTATACTCATCACGACCAGACTTCAATGGATGGGATGCAGTTTGTCACGTTGATCAAGAGATATTCGATGCAGTCGATGACGCAGTCGGTGAAAACATTACAGACTTATTGGAGGGCGAATCATGAGAAACATATTCATCAAATACCCAAAGAGAATTATCATGATCAGAGACAAGTGGATGAGGTCTTCCAGGCCCTCCACAGAAGTCATCAGATCATCATTCAATGTCGAGTTATATCTTGACTACTTAAACGCAATAAACACACAAATCAAATAATCATGTTAAACGAAAAAACAATTTTTACCTTCATTGAAAAAACCGAGATAACATCAGATGGAAAGAAAACATTTTATTTTACTCAAATGCAGAAACCAGAAGATATGATTCCGATGATGGTCACTGGATCTCTATCATTCAAAAAAGAAGAGGCCGAAGAGATGTTCAATCTCATTGTACAAAACAATGGTCAGATGGAAAGTCAGACGATTCTTAAAACAATAATTAAATAGATATGAAAGTATTAGTACCAGTAACTAAATTTGTCGCAGTAGCGTGTATAATGCAAGAGTTTTATTTTAATAAAGGAATAATAAAAAAAATGAATATAAAGATATTTCGTGAAATGGTGTCAGCTTATATTTTTGCTTATGGAGAATCTCATGTTCACGACCACCTAGACGATTATGACCAATATTATTGTCAAGCATTAGAGATAGTAAATAAATATTATAAATAAATAGATATGAGCAAAACAAGAAGAAGATATGTTGTTGAATTCACCAAAGCAGAATTAGAAGCATTAATTGATTTAGCCAATAATGGAAGAGAAACATTTTCACATGATAATAGTTTTAACAATTTAGTAAATAAAGGCGATAAGGCAATTACCAAGTTAAACTATGCACAGTTAAACGGATTAAAAACACTTAAATAAAAGATTATGAATCAGAACGAAATAGAAGTACAAGGAGCAGATCTGTTGATCGGACAAAAAGGAGAGATCCTGGCTAATTTTAAAATCACTAAGGAGACCACAGATCATCTGTTTATCTTTAGACTTTGGATTGATGGACAAGTAATTAGAGAGACAAAATTGATCAACGACAATGGCCAGGCTGGAGATTTTTTTTCAGCAATCAAATACAAGATTCAAAAAAAAGAGCCATATTTGTTGTTCACTGATGCCGAAGTTGTTAATTGACATCAGATATCAAAACCTATTTATACACCTTTAAAACGCTTAAAAATGCCTAATAAAGCAAACAAGAAACTGAACATCACTATCTTTTTTTGTGATCGGTTTGATCTTACAAACTTATTCTCAAGTATAGTCAAATCTGTACACAAAGGAACGCAACACAAATCTACTGAAGTCAATGGTTCTTATTATGAATACGACTTCGAATATGCACCAGATTACAAATATGAGGAGAAGGTGATCAATGGGAATGTTTGTTACACCTATAAGTCTAAGGTGTAATGAATGGATGGATTAAGATTGACAGAGACATTACATCACACTGGATATTTCAAGACTCTTGGAAGTTTAGGAACTGGATCGATCTTCTCACGATGGTAAACTATCAAGACAAAAAGATTGAGCTTAATGGTCAAATATTTGTCTGTAAACGTGGCGAAACTTTGAGATCAATACAAACACTTGCAACCAGGTGGAGATGTTCAAAATCGAAGGCCAGGAGGTTTTTAAAGTTGTTACAAAGTGATCACATGATTGTTCTA